GCTCAGCCATTGTCGGCCCGAAAAAGTCTCCAGTCTTAGGTGGTGGAGGCTTGTTCTCTTGAGAAAATCCACTGACTGCATTTGTAAGAAATCCTCCCAATGTCGTGCTGCTCTGGATCATTGCTGCGATCCTAGCAAATCGACTTAGCTTTGGAGTCGTTTCATCCATTGCTGCGTTGAGCTCTGCAAATAGTGGAGTCGCTGCTTTGGCTCCTAGAACCGCGAGCTTATGCGTGAGCACATCCACAGAGTCGCCAAATTTAGCGATTGCTGCATTATCCTCATTGCTGAGCTTCTCCGCTTTTTTGCTGATCTCATCGAGAGCACCTCCTCCCTCAATCAATCCAGCCATCATTTTCTTGCCAGACTTGCCTAGCAAATCGAGTGCTGCTGCGTAAGCCTCTGTCGGGTTTTTGGCGTTCTTAACTCCGTCCGCAATCGCTAGGATTACAGCGTTTGGATCGCCGCTGGATAGCGTCTCGAATGACACGCCAAGCTTGTCGAATGCATCACGAATTGGACCAACTGAGTTGGTCGCGGTGTCCATGTTCTGGAGCAGTTTACTGATGCCTTTATCGACATCCTCAGCACTTGCTCCACCACCTAGGAACGCAGCTCTAAGTCCTTGCAGTTGCTCAACTGTCACTCCCATTGCATCGGCTGAGTCTTGGAGATTGCCAGCAAAGTCCATGATCGACTTACCTGCAGCCAGCACACCTGCAGCCAGTGCACCAATGCCTGCAATAACTGCGCCTCCTGTGAACGCACCAGCGAGCTTGTCCGTGATGTTGCTCGTCACGTCCTTGCCAAAGTTCTGGATGTTCTTCTGAGCCTTTGCCAGCCCTGTAGCGAGCGCACTGCTGTTCGCTGTAATCTCTACTTTTACCTCACTCATAGTTTTGGTCTCAGGTTGTCAAGATCAAGTGGCAATGGACATCCGCGATCGTCCACAGGCCATGTCCCAGCCTTCATCCGTTGCTCGCGCTCCATGACTGCAGCGATGCGATCTCGGCACAGATCGCTGGCCTCGTACTCTAGCTGAGCCTGCTCATCCATGATGTCATCATCGGTCTGGATGACCGAGCCATGCGGACTCAGTTGCTCGCTGATGCTGTGGTAGTACCAGAGAGCCTGGCCGACTGGCATGGTCCACGCCTGGGAGAGTGTGATGCTGGTCTGCATGATCAGCGCGGTGACGATGATCTGTTGCCACGGAGCGCGTAAGCCTCTGTTGCTGTAGCCGCTAGAGTTGCGCGTGTACAGCCGTGGTCCGTTGTTGCAGTTGTCGTAGTAGTCGAGAAACTTTAAGTGCTCGGTCTGCACATTGTGCCGGAGCCGAGCCCATCGATGCTTGCGGAACTCGATGATGATCTCGTGCGACGCGCAGATCTGTGCGCCGATCAGCAGGTCCGATGCTGTCGGCATCGATGCCAGCGTGACGAGCGGACTGCCGAGAGTCTCGAGCTGGAGAGAGTGGAGTAGGCAGAAAGGCTTGAGCCTTAAGCCATAGCAGCGATGCTCTCCGATGTAGTGCGATGTGGCGAAGTGAGTATCCACATTGCCAGTCTAGGTGAGAGTCAGACCTTCGTACTTAGCCGCCGTAATGTTGTACTGCACGAAGTCCTTGTTGGAGAAGGAGCTCGCGACAGTCTTGATCATGTAGTCGCCAGCGGTGACCGGGAGCGTCACGCCAGCAAGCGTGAATTTGTCACCGACGACCAGCTCGGTGAACGCTGCGATGACTCGTAGCTCGATGCTAATCTCATCGACCTGCGCGTCGGATCGGATGGCGACGACGAGCCCGGTACCGTCCTCGACCATCGTGACATTGCTGTCTGATTTTGAGAGACTTAGCGAGATGATTTGAGAGTTGGTTGGCGAGGTAGATCCAACGCCGTAGAGGAAAACGAGACCTTGATTTTTTGCAGCCATATTGTCTGTGCGATGCTGTCAACTAAGCCGCATCGGATGCCTGACAGACGACGTCGAAACTGAGCGCATCGACGAAGGTCCGATCGATAAACTCGTGTCGCTCGTCAGTCAGCGTGATGTCGTAAAAGTGAAAGCCTGTGACCGATCGCTTGACCGCTCCCTTGTTGGTCTGGCCTTGGATCGCGCTGACTGCACCGGCTCCATCCAGCGCATCGCTGACCTGCGTCAGAGCGTTGTCGTGCGAGGTCCGGACTCGCCGACGCTGAGCGTTGTTGGGCAGGTCGTTGCTCGCATTGTCATCGATCTGCGTCGCGACTGTGATCTCTAGCTTAAGCATTTTCGGCCCAGTCGGAAAGACCTCGGTCGAGCCCATGCACTCGACGATGATCATCGGCAGTTGCTTGTCGTCGGCCTGACTGCCTTCGACGATCGTGTAGGATTTAAGCGGTGATCGATTGCTGACCAGGCTCCGAATGTAGGTGACCAGTCCAATCTCTAGTTTGCGTTTTAAGTCGTTAGCCATAAGTCGTTAAGATTTGGTGGTAAGCTTTGCGTTTGCTTTGGCGATGCGTTTCTCTTTTGCCTCCTCAAGTGACTTGCGGAGCCTGTCTGCGGCGATGCGTAGAGCCTGCGCTTCCTCGCCTGCTGGCAGTGATTGCGATGCGTATTTGACCTTACTCTCGATGATCACTGACTGCATGTTTCCGTTGCCAGTCTTGTCGGTCGCTGAGCCGGTATTTGTCCATCGTTTGGCCCACTTGGGAATGTCTTTCGCACCACCCATCTCGCGAGCAGCCGAGGCCCAGCCAGACTTTGCCAGACCGACCATCTGCTGTTTTTTAGCGATGTAGGTCTCGAGAGATTTGTCGCCAGCCAGCACTTGCTTCGGCAGTCGATTGCGAGCCACTCGGCCTCGGCCATCTCTCGACTGCTTGTGCAGGTCAGCGTTGACCTTACGCTGGATCGTAAGCGTTTTGAACTTAGTGCTACTCTTCTGCATCAGAGCCTCTGCGCCCTTCTTGCCCTTTAGTTTGTTGGTCTGATACTGACCATAGAAAGCGTCCGCGAGTGGCTTGTCTCCAGACGCTTTGATCTCTGCATAGACAGCACCGCCAGTTTTGAACAGCCGCCTGATGTCTCGCTCAACTGCACCTTTCCCCTGCGCAAGTGAGCTCGCGAAATCGTCACCGCGAGTATAGGGCTGAGTCGATCGCGCAAAGCTGACTGCCTCGAGTCTGCCGAGCCTTTTAAGCACGACGGCGATGTCGAGCTTGAGGTCGAGAGCCAGACGCTGAATCGTTTGCGTCGCGTCCTCCGTGACTGTTGCGCTGATGCTCATTTTTGGATGTCCTGCAGCGTCAACGAGATAACCAGTTGATCCTGCATGATCGCGCCGATGCGGAGCGTCTCGCCTTTGACTCCTGGCGTGCCGTAAATGACCACTTTCTCGCCGACTCGCAGAGCAGGGATGAAGGACATCAGTGGCATGAGCAGAGTCGCGACAGCATCCGTGCAAATCGCTCCGACCTCGAGCCGCTCGGTCTCGCTCAGCTCGTTGCGAGTGCCGTAGCACACGATGTTGCGGATGGTGAATTTGACCGGACCGACGGTCTCGATATGCTCGATCAAAGATGCTTGTGAGAGACGCTGAAACTCTGTGGACATAAGGCTGTAAGTGATTGCTGAGCAAAGAAAAACGGCCCACCCATTTGCATGGATGGGCCGTTACTTTCACCCAGTTTTTCTATGAACAAATTAACCGACGATGACCGCGCAGTGCTCAGGCTTGAAGACGGTCACACCCCAGCAGACGCTAAGGTGATAGGTCGCCATCCGGAAGCCGGGATACATGGCGAGCTCCATGCTCAGACCAGTCCGAGGATCGGTCAGCGTGAAGCGGTCGAGAGCGAGATCGCCACCGTCTGGCAACTCAGGCAGACGAGTGGCAAGGACGATCGCGTTACGGCTCATCGCGATGTTGCGAGTGCTGGTGCCGAAGACCGTGATCGCAGAGTTGTCGGCGACTGCAGTCCGAAGTCCGGGAGCGTTGATGACGATCGTGCCAGACGTTGATGTGGAGCCAGTTGCGACGACATACTTGTTGCTGTCGCCAGCGATCGTGATGATGTCGCCAGCCACGATACCAGTGGTGTTGACCGTGCCTGTGTCGAAGGTGATGGTGGTATCGCCGATGGCCTGCACTGCGCTGTTGACGAGAGCACCAGTCATCGCGCCTTTGGTCGTGGTCTGCACATTGCCAGACTCGCGGAGATCGAAGCCGTAGAGCGAGCCGAGAAGCCCTTGGCGAAGAAGCGTTTGATCGCCTGCTTCGTTGACCTTGTATAGACTCGAAGTGGACCGGAGCGATACACCAGCGGACGTATCGAACACTACAGTGCGGTCAGATTGGGGAGCACCGTTGTCGTCGAGGATCTTCTTCGCCGAGGCGAAATCGCCGAGCACAGGAGCCGTGCCAGCGGTCGTGCCGAATGCGCGAGACGCGCCGTTCTTGGCGGCAACTGCAATGCTAGCTTCGATCTCGTTGACCGCAGCGCGAATGGCCTGAGCGATCTGCCCTTGCTGGATCGTCAGAAAGCCTGGTCCCATGTCGGCAGCGTATTGCTGTTGACCGGTCCAAGAAAATGGGAAGTAGCGGTTGTTGCTGATGGTCAACGACTTATTACCGATGGTCTGCGAAGCGTCGGCAGGGATCGACATCGCAGGCGTGATGTCAGCACCTGCAGTGTTGGCCGGTGCAACAATTGAGCGGAGCGTTTGCCCAGCAGCGACACGGTCAGCAGTGGAGTCGCGAGTGACCGCGCCGATGAATCCAGTGAGCTCACGGGAAACCACATCGAGTGCGGCGTAAGCGTCTGGGATGAGGTTAGTTAGTGTAGATCCAGGCATGTTGTTTTTTTAGTTGAGGAGATTGATTTGTTGTTGGTGAGTGCTAGTCGGTAAGCCGTCCGCCAGACTTGACGAACTCAGATTTGCGGTGCGCTGGCATCGCGGAAAACTCAGCGCGAGACATCGTCGCGGCTGAGACTGGTGTGGCTCCGAGAGCGATAGGCGCATGACCGCTGGAGGCCAGCACACGGACTGCTTCAGCGTTAATCTTTTCGGCGATATTGGCCTGCGCTGCAGCGAGTTCAGTGGTCAGCTTGGCGTTGGTCTCGCTGAGCGCAGACAATTGCGCGGTGATCGTCTGGACATCAGCGGAGAGCTGAGTCGAGATGGTGATCTGATTTTGAAAATCGCTGTAGTTTTTCTTCGCTTGATCCGCGGCGGCGGCGCGTAATTCTTTTTCAGCGGAGAGCTCGATCGTGAGTGCTTGTAGGTCCATTGCATTTTGCGTGCTGTCAACTTTGGCGGAGAAAAGACCGCTCGGGTTAGCGGCTGGCATGTCCACGATATCGATGCTGTAAAGCTCTTCGCATCGCACATAGTAGACTCCACCAATCTCCTCGAGCGTGCCGGAGAAACTGATACTCATGCCGA